TGCGTGGACGCGCTCGTCGCCAATCCACGCGGGCAGCGGCTCAGCCGGTTGGATGCGCTCGCAGAAGAATTGCAGCAGGCTGTCTTGATAGCCACGCTTCAGCCATTCAGCGCACATCGTGGCGCCGTAGATGGCAAGCTGGCCAACGTGGCCGCGCCACATCTTGGTGGCCGGATGGTGCTTCCAGCCGTAGGCCGGGTCAGTGAGCGCAAGGATGATCTGCTTGCATTCAACGCGCTGCTTGCCGAGGCGCTGGCGGTCAAGGACGCTGGCGCAGCGGGCAAACTCAGGGAAGGGTAAAAACGTCTGCATGGTGGTGGCTCCTGTGGTGTGGTGCGGGTATTGTGCTACCGTTTCGGTAGCAGTGCAACCCGCACCAGTCAATCCCGACATCAGGTGTCGGGTTAAAGTGCCAAGGCGATGTCCATCGCCTCGTTCTTGAACGTGTCGCCCCTGCCGAACCAAGCGCTGTTGATGCGCGCGTCATTGGTGCGGCTGGGGTTGTGGTGGTCGGTGTACTCCGTCACCGCATTGACCAGGCCCCAGGCCGTGCCACGGACGCCGGGCAGCTCCGCGCCCAGGCCCTCGCCGTCAAACAGCGCCATGATCTTCTGGTAGCTCCGGTTCTTGGTCAGCTCCGCGCCTGGTTGTAGGTAGGGTGACAGCAGCGCGGCCATGAATGCGTCAGCCTTGGCGGCGTTCACCTGAGTCGCAGCCAGCTTCTTGGCCTGGCTCATGAAGGCGTCAAAGGCGCTGACCGCGATGCCCATCCTTCGCTTGACCGCTGCCGGGTCAAAGATGGTGCTGTGGGGCACGGACACCACGGAGGTGTTCCGCGCGCTCTCAGCGGCCCTGAGCGTGTTCGCGCAGACCACGCGCACACTGGTGAACCGGGCAGTCGTGGCCATGCCCTTGTCGCAGCTCGTGGCCAGCAGCAGGTAGCCCGCCACCGGGTCACCGTTGACCACTTCGCTGACCTTGCCGGTTTCGGCCAGCGCCCAGATGCGGCGCCCGCCTCGCAGGCTCCCGGCGGTGTGCAGCCGATACCCGGACGCCTCGGTGAGGTCCTTGAAGAAGTGAAGCACGTCCTCTGGCTGCACCTCGCGGTAACGGCTGCTCACGATGCTCAACGGCTCATTGTTGTCGCTGCGGTAGAGCACCTCCTGGCTGGGGAAGGTGTGGACATCCCCGTTCATGTACTGGACGGGTGCGCGCTGGATGCGCCAGTCCAGGCCGGCGGCTCTGCGCCATTGATCCAGGGACGCGCCCTGCTCCAGCTCTTGGCCCAGGCCGTGCCAGGGTGTCTCCCCGACAAAGGCAATCTCGGCGAAGCCGTCTGCGCGGATGGTGAGTTCATGTGCCATGGTTTGCTCCTTCAGTTGATGGCTAGGGATGGCTTGACGCTCCAGCGTCCATGCCGTTGAAAAGTGTTCTTGGCCGCAGCGATCGCGTCGTCAATCTGGGACTGCGGCAGGCCAAAGGTGCGATACCCTTGGCGCAGCGTGGCCTCATAGGTCGCGCTGGGCGCCCCGGTGCCCCGGTGATGCTCGGGGGTCATTGCGTACATCATGACTTCCTCGGTTTTTCCCTTGGAGGTCAGCTCCCCGTAGATCTTGGTGTACAGGTTCGGGAAGCCTTCAAAGGCGTCCAGAGCCTGCTCGCACTCATCGGTGATCCGCCATAGGGCGCCGAAGACCTGCTCGCCCTTGCAGGGCACGATGTCCGCAACTCCACGGAACACCAGCTTGTAGTCCTTGAAGTTCATGGGGCCGAGGGGCTGGGCCTTCGGGCAGCGCCGGGCCATGGCCGCGACGTTGGTGTTCGCGCCGTAGGCAAAGTACAGGGTCGTGAATCTCATGCTTTTCCTCCAATGGTCAGGTGGCCGTGCTTGGCCAGGTCAATCAAAAAGTTGTCAGCGGTGTCGGTGCGGATGGTGGCACCCTCCAGGCTCAGGGCGCGGGCCGCGACGCTGGCCATGTATTCAACGTTGGACTTGCCAGCGGTGAAGATGCCAGCCTCGCGCATGTTGGTCACGGCGGCGTCAGCGGTCAGGCCCGCATAGACGCGGCCGTCGCTGGTGATAATCAAGGTCGGTGTGGTCATGGTCATGGTTCCTATCAAGCGGTGGCCAGGGCTTCCCGGCGCTCGCGGTAAAACTTGCGGATGCTGGGCACGTCGGTGACTTCCAGCAGGTTCTCAAACTTGCCTTCGCCGGTCTTGCGGATCGTCTTGGCGGTCACGGCGCACTCTACAAAACCCACCACCAGGGCAATCCAGTTCGTCATCTTGTCACCGTCCACGGTGCCGCTGTGCTGGCGGAACTCCACGGTGCCGTGGCGCAGCAGGCTCTGAAGGTTCAGCTTCACGTACCGGGTGCCCATGGTCATCGCGCTGATCAGCCCGTTGATCCCGGTGGCGGCGTCAATCGCGGCCCAGGCGGCGTCCAGGGTCGGGTATTGGCTCCGGTTGGACTTGCAGTAGGCATTGTTCCGGCGGCTCGCGGGCACAATGCTGTCAAAGCAGCTCTCGTACTTCATCCACATCTTGCACACACGGGCCAGGGCGTCACGGCCCAGGTCGCGGGCGTCAACATGCACATGCAGGCCGCAGCTCTTGTTGACCTTGGCGCCCAGCTCGGTGAGCACCTTGCACACGGTGGTCACTTGCATCAGGCCATCGGCGCCTTGCAGCACCGGGCTGACCAGCTCAAAGCACAGGTGGCCTGCCAGGCTGGCATCGCTCACCACTTTCCAGTGGCTGCGGGTCTGGTGGTTGTAGCCCTCAACGTAGGTGGGGATACCGGCCGCGTTCAGGGCACGGGCCACCTCGGTCATGCTCACGCCGGTTGCCTCAATCTCAACTCCAAATTTGCGGTTCATGGTGCTTGCCTTTCGTGTGGTTTGGTTGCTTTCCATGGGTTGTATTATGCACGGCTCACGACACAGTGCAACCCTTTTGGTAGTTTTTTTCCATTGTATTTTTTAATGATGGGTGCTTAAAAAAACAGCACTCACGTATAGAGCGCACGATCGGCAATAGGTCAGAACTATGATGCGGTAAAATACCAGTTCGGTAGCATGTTGGGCTATCCGAAAAGTAGTGCTACCATCCGGCCATCAGCAACCCCAAAGCAAGCCCATGAAAGCAGACTTGAAACTGGAGATGCGCAAGGTGGACGCCCTGGTGCCCTACGCGCGCAACAGCCGGACTCACAGCGATGAGCAGGTGGCGCAGATCGCCGCGAGCATCAAGGAGTTTGGCTGGACGAACCCGATCCTCATTGACGGCGACAACGGCATCGTGGCCGGGCACGGACGGCTCATGGCGGCGCGCAAGCTCGGCATGCTGGAGGTGCCGGTCATTGAGCTGGCGGGCATGTCGGAGGTGCAGCGCCGGGCCTACATCATTGCGGACAACAAGCTGGCGCTGAATGCGGGCTGGGACGACGAGCTGCTCAAACTGGAGTTGCACGCCCTGGCGGAGCAGGAGTACGACCTGTCCATGACGGGCTTTGACGGCGAGGAATTGAGCGCCATCATGTTCAAAGACCCGGAGGATGAGTCCACGAAGGACGACGGCCCGGTCAACTTCACGGTGCAGTTCAACATCGTGTTTGACGACGAGCCTCAACAGGAGCGCTGGTTCCAGTTCGTGCGCTACCTCAAAGAGAGCTATCCCGACAGCGAGACGCTCGGCAAGCGCCTGGCCACGTTCATTGAGGACAACTCCCTTGGCACGAGTTAAGCAGTACATCGACACGGATGTGCTGACGGAGGCCAAGAAGCGCCTGCACCACATCTACGACATCTTTGACTCCGTGGTCGTGATGTTTTCCGGCGGCAAGGACAGCTTGGCCGTGCTGCACCTGTGCCATGAGGTCATGCAGGAGCGCGGCATCACCAAGCCCCTGGACGTGGTGTTCCGTGACGAGGAGTTGATCCCGGACGAGGTCATCAATTTCGTGGACAAGTACCGGCAGCAAGACTGGATTCGCATGATCTGGTTCACCGTGCCGTTGAAGTCCAGCAAGTACATTCTTGGAGTTGTCCACAGCTACATCCAGTGGGACAACGGCCGCCCCTGGGTGCGCGAAAAGCCCGCCTGGGCCTACTCCCTGCCAAAGGTCGATGACCGGGTGTTTGACCAGTACACCATGGACGGCTTCACGGCGCAGTTCTACAAGGGCAAGACGGCCTTCCTGACCGGCATCCGCAGCAGCGAGTCCATCATGCGATTCCGCGCCTGCGTGAACAAGCTCAACGAGAACTACATCAACGCGGTCAGCGACACCAGCATCCGGAACGTCATGCTGTGCAAGCCCATCTTTGACTGGGAAGAAAACGACGTGTTCCGGTACTTTTATGACCGGGACATCAACTACTGCAAGCTCTACGACATGCAGATGTGGGCCGGGAACAGCCTGCGCGTGTCCACCCCGCTGCACGCTGAGTCCGCCAAGCGCTTTGACCTGATCCGCCAGACCACCCCGGACTTTTACTCGCGCATCATTAGGGTTTTCCCGGAGATGCTGGCGCATGAGCGCTACTGGCATGAGCTTGACCGGGACGGCATCAAGCTCAGGTACGGGCAATCCTACGAGGGCGTGCGCGCCTGGATTGACGAGAACATTGAGGACGAGAAGCAGTACGAGCTGGCCATCAAGCGCTACGAGTCCGTCATGGGCCGCGCCCGCAAGACCCCGGACAGCTACCCGCCCCAGCACCTGCTCAACAGCTTCATGTCTGGCGCATTTAAGCGCGAGATCCTCCCCCAAGCCAAGGCCCGATGATGGACACCTCCAAAGAACCAATCATGAACGTGGAGTGGCGCGACGCCGCCGCCCTGCAAGCCAACTCATGGAACCCCAACGTGGTGTTCACCCCGGAGCTTCGGCTGCTGGAGCGCAGCATCCTCAAGTGCGGCTGGATTCAGCCCATCATCGTCAACCCGGACGGCCTGGTCATTGACGGCTTCCACCGCTGGCGGCTGTCCCAGGACAGCGCCCCGATCAAGGAGCGCTACCACGGCAAGGTGCCGTGCGTGGTCATGAACCTGTCCAAGCCGGAGGCCATGCTGTTGACCATCCGGATCAACCGGGCCAAGGGCAGTCATGTGGCCGTGCAAATGTCAGAGATCGTCCGTGAGTTGGTGGACGCTCACAATTACGACCCCAAGCAGATCGCGGACAACATCGGCGCCACCATGGACGAGATTGACCTGCTCTACCAGGACGGCGTGTTCAAGATGAAGAACATCAAGGACTACAAGTACAGCAAGGCTTGGTATCCCAAGGACACGAAAGGGTCAAAAGTTGCGGTTTGATGCCCATGAGTACGTGGACACCTGGAAGGCCACCGGCCGCTACCCGGCCATCCACGACGACATTTTCCACGCCATCCAGTCCTTCATGTGCGGCAAGTCCGCGCTGGACTTGTGCTGCTCCACCGGGTTGCTGGGCACGCGCGTGCTCAAGAAGCTCGGCGTGAACGTGATCGGCCTGGACGCTGATACCAAGGCGGTGGACTACGCCAAGCAGGCAGGCATCCCAATTGAAATCATCAACGCCACGCTTGCACGAAAGAACATGAAAGACCTTGCGCAACTATGTCAGACAAATAAAATAGACACACTGCTGGCGCGCAGGTGCATGCCTGAACTGTTCGGCGATGACCTGGAAGCCGGTCGCAAGTTCTCCGATCTGTTGAGCCTGGCCGGGATCAAGGAAATCTTCATTGAGGGGCGCATATCCTCCTCACGATCGGTCAACAACCTGTCCGGCATCAAGCAAGAGGTTGAACTGTTCACAAACAATTACAAGGTGGCCCGCGTCTACAAGAACGTGGCCTACCTGCGGAGCGAGAATTGAAGTCTTACAACGGTTTCACCCCAGATCAACGCAACAAGGCCCAAGCCTGGTTGAACGCGCAGTGGAAGGCGGGCACACTCGCCAGGCCGTCCACCTGCCACGCCTGCGGCCAAGATCAGGGCATCATTGACGCCCACGCTGAGGACTATTCCCTGCCCTTCGCGGCGGGCAAGACCGACCAGTATCACCTGTGCTTCCGCTGCCACATGATGGTTCACTGCCGCCACCGCAACCTCAACCGCTGGCGATGGTACAAAGAGGCCGTGGCCAACGGCATGCGGTTCACGCCGTTCCACTCGCGCAACTTTGACCTGTTTGCCATCCAGACCCTCAACGGCCTGCCGCCCCTGGAGGTGCAAACAGACCCGCGCGAAGATGTCCTGGGAAAGATCGGGTAATGGCAGCAGATTGGGTCGCTCTTAAACTCGCCTACGTCAACGGCTCCATGTCGATGCGGGAGCTGGCGGACGGCCACGGGGTCAACGCCGCCGGGGTCATGAAGCGCGCGGCCAAGGAAGGCTGGGAAGCAGAACGTCAGCGGCGATCAGCAGAAGTCAGCATGGCCGCTCAAACCAAAATCAATGAA